TTAAGATTGTAATTCTAATAATTTTTTAGCGGCCCATTGTTTACACTCACTCGCAGTATCTCGAGTAGCTGTATAACGTTTACCCAAATAACGGACAGTGATGCGCCACGCGTCTCCGCGCTTAACCGGCTTTTGCATAATAACACTCCAAATTTTATGGTACTGCAATGGAAATATAAAGCGTTTTTTAATGCGAATTTTGAATTGACCTATAGACATAAAAAAACCACCTAACTCTTTCGAATTAAGTGGTTTTTGAATTTTGGAGCGGGAAACGAGACTCGAACTCGCGACCCCAACCTTGGCAAGGTTGTAATATTTTAATTAAATCAATTGCTTAAATTTTAGTGGTGGCGCAGTGGGGGCAGGGTGCTTTTATTGTAATAAAATATTTATTTTAAACATTTTATAAGTAATTTTATTTACTATTATCAATATTACTTATAAGGCGGCATTTTCAGTTATGATTTTAAAACAAATTGCAGAAATTGAGCGTAGAAAGAAGATAGACGCACAATGGGATGCTATCAGAAATGACAAACATCTTGCTAAGGAATTTGCAATTAATGATTTTGTCAAAGAAAGTACACAATTTGATGGTTTGGTAGATTTATACAACCAGGCTTGTGCGAAACTCCTTGGCCATCAAAATAAAGCGGAGTTAACACCAAAAATGTTAGATGATTTTATTGGTCAAAATACAGATTTTAAAAATGTTTTTGATTTAGAAACTAAATTTTTGAATCATTTTAATAAGAATAATAAAGGCGCCTAGAGCGCCTTTTTAATTTTTACGTCTTGCTTGCCTTTGGGCTTTAGCCTTATTTAGATTATCTAAAATCGGCATGACAGTAGCAGGATTATAAAGGTGTTTTCCGTCACCGCCTAGATTATAAGCCCTTAATTCATCGATAATGGTTTTTCTCGATAAATTATACCGTTCCATTAACCATGAAGCCGGCACACGGTTCGGTATTTCCTCCGCTTTAATTTCTAATACTTTACCGATGTTTGGTACATCGTCATGTATAAAAATTTGTGGCGGTTTATCTGATTCAACTACAACAATATATTTTCCCATCTTTATACGCCTTATGTTTTAGCAATGTTCTCAGGAGTAATCACAGAGGGTCAGCAATGCGATTACACCTGTAGAACATTGCTAAGAATGTTCTTTAGTGATTAATTTTCTGATTGATTGTTTATTGCATTCTGTGCCGCTGCTTCGGGTGTTAAACCTTGGCCATGTAAAAGCACTTTACGGTTTGGATCTGACGTTCTCTTTCATTAAGAACATCTTTGACAGCTTGACTGCTATATAATTCACTCATCCCTCAGCTCCCGATTCGCTTGCTTCAACCATTGCCTTATATCCAGTCTTGCTCAGTGTTGACATCGGCGCGACTGAAGATCGTTCGTATGCTTGGAACATCTTCTCAGTTGGCACCTTGGGCATTAGTACATAACCCTCTGGCACCGCCTGAGCTTTGGCTTTTTCTAACTCTGCATCACGATGCTTTGCACATCTAAGCCAAGCATCCCAACGGCTATTCATGTTGCTTATTTCTTTCTGAGCAATTTCAGAAGGATTGTTTGATCTAGTCATAAACAGTTCATGCTCATGACTAAAAATAATGTCTCTTCTTCCTTTGTAATATTGGAAGGTATTCAGAAAAGCCTCTCTTTCCTTATTCAAATCTGTCATGCTGCTGCTCCTAATTTCGGTTTCCAATATTTAGCGAAGTCAGCCACTTCACGAACAAGTGCCTTAACATCTGATTCCATGTTTAGGTATGAGTGCTGGTGTAATTCGTGATAGCTTTTAATTTTTACTTCTGTTAATCCGTCCACAACTTTATCTAGGCCAGAGTGTTCAAATACTTGGTATTTAAAGTTGTCATATTCCTTGACTAATAGGTAAGCGCGCCACTGGTATGCATCCATGTATTTATCTGGATCAAATGCAGCGGTAAGCTTATGGTCAATTAGCTTTGAACTAGTCTCAGCATCGATTTTTGCAACCAAATCAACATCATCAAAAATCCGTGTGACATACTTTTGTTCACGAACATCACCAAGTTCTAGAGTCCCGTCTAGGCCTTCACTAAACAGAAAGTTAAACCCCATTTCTTTTGTGACTTCATAATTAAGATCATGTTCAAGAAGGGCATGAAAAGCTGTGCCGCACTTCATTGCCATATTCTGCGTCTTTCCTAAGAACAACTCTTTAGCAAGTTCCTCTGAGGTCATATCATCATTCGATATGCCCCAAAGGTAGCTATCGAGCATAGTTGTCGATAGCCTGATAATCATGCTGTTTGCTCCTGAGGTTGAACGCTAGCAAATGTCTTAGTTTGCCCGTCATAAGCAAACCCATATTGTCTAGCTTGCTCAACAGCTTTGTTCCACATCTGACGAACAAATACATGACCTTGTGGAAGTTTGGCTTTTAGCTCTTCAAAATCTTCAAGTGATTCGGCAGCTAGTACCTCTGAATCCCAATCATCCAATTCCTTTTGTGCTTTAGCCTGAGATTCACTAAGACTATTAATGTGGTTCTTGGCCTGATTTAGAATCGAATCAAGTTGATCTGGTTGTACATCTAAATCATTGAGAATAAGGTTTCCAATTGCTCCTGAGTCTTTCGCGTGAAATGCTGTGCTTGGTGCAAAATAGATAGCTTTTTGGGTTCCTTGTTGCCCTTGATGAGTTGTCATGTATCCCATCATATCTGCAACCTTGTAGGCTTCTTTTTTACTTGCACCTACCATGTCAGGGCGAAAAATAATGTCGTCGCCTTTTTTATCTTCGGCAGTATGAGCAAGAAGGATTACATCCTTACCAAAGCTGCGCAAAAGATTAAACCAGTGAGTGAATGTTCTGTTTAAGGTGCCATAGCCTTGAATTGATAATTCATTTGAATTACGACGGCAGTTTTTCTGATCTTTTACAAGATGCGCAATGATCACATCAAGCATTCGACCTGCTGTGTCTACAATTACTGTGTCATAACCTAAAAGATCATTTGCAGTTAATGATGAAACCTCAGACCAGTTATTAACCTGAACTGTGTCTTTACGGTATTTGCCTGCACGATGTGCGCCTTTATCAAAGTCAAAAAGGATAGGATTCTTAGCCGAGAAAGCTAAAGACGTTTTACCAATACCCGGATCACCATAAATAAAAGTAATTAAGGTCTCTACACGCATTGGCTCTTGAGCTGTAACAATTTTTAGTGCCATTTTCTAATACTCCGTAGACTGGCTTAAATCACATTACGATGTAGCTATAACAAACGGTGCATTGCCCATCGTTACTAACTTGCATCAGATCTTTGCAGCAAAAACACCATTCAAACTTGACGGGCTTTTGCTTCTTCTTGTTCTTTTTAGGAGCTTTCTTTTGCACTGGCGCATTCATAATCTTCTCCTAATTCTTTGGTGGTTCTGGTAGTGGCATCCAGTGGGTTACTTTTTCCCAACAGGTAGTGTGGTGACAATCATCATCGTTAACAGGCTCAATCCAGTCTTTACCACTAAAATCAGAACCATCACGAAAAAAGACTCTAGTTTGCGTTTGACCGCTTATGACTACTAAAATTGACTGTCCATATGCGGGCCATTTGTCTTCAACACTAATCCATTCCATCACCCACCTCTCAACTCTGTAATCTTTTCTTCTCTTGCCAGTTCTTCTAACTCGTCATTGATTGCTTGAATCTGAGTTGAAGTTAGAGCAAATGGCTGACCATCTATAGCGTCTACAAATTCGTATTCCTCAACGTGCGGACGACTAAACTCAGTCACTTGAAGCATTGTGAAAACTACATCTTGGGCATACTGAGGATTGCCTTCATCCCACTCAAAAGAGCTTTCTTTCTCTATGCCGCTGCATTTGCCAACAACATAGATATGTTCTTTACCTGGACAGATTAGAGAGAAGTAAATCTCATCATTAATCACTTCAACGTTAGTTGCTTCAAGGCTTGTGAATACCGCAGCATCAAACGAGATATTGGCTAACATATTCATTAGATAATCCCCCAGTGAACCGCCAAGATGAGGTTGAAGAACCCAATGAAACTAGCTAGTGCTATGTAGTTATCCATGAGAGGGCTCCTTGATTCCATAATCAGAGGTATCAATGTCACAACCACAGAAAGGGCAGTAATTCAACTCAACTGCATTCTTTGCTGACTTCTTCACGATGATTGCAACTCGAGTAAGTCTTTCGCCTGACTTCATGCGAACTGATTTAAGAGCGCGTTCAAATCCGCCATAGTTGTTGTAGCAAACTGAATCCATAAACTGACAGGTATCAATATCTCTGCCGTTTTCCTCAATTCTGCATTTCTCGCCCATCACTTCACCCCCTCAACCTGAACGCGCACATACATGTTCTGTTTTGCTTTGAGTTCGTTGACATGTTGCTCGTCGGCACAGCCTTTTAGAAAAGCAAATGCAATGAAGGTGATAATCCAGAAAGCTATGAAAGCTTTCGAGCCATCCCTAAAGGCTTGGCTAAACTTGTACTTTTCAATTCTTTGATTCATACTTATCTCACTCATTGAGTAAAAGTCCCTGTCCGTCGAAAGCTAGGGGCTTTTTTGTTGGTTGGTGAGATAATAGTAAACGTGGTGTTTACTGTAGTCAAGAAGAAAAGCAAACAAATGTTTATTATTTTGTTTTCTTGTTTCTAAACATAGACATAAAAAAAGACCGCATAAAGCGGCCCTTTTGAAACACTATGTTTATTTGTTTATGGAAGTGAGTTTTGTACGTTGAAAGCGTAAGCAACTACACAAAATTCCTGCTCCATTATGTCTTCTGCTGTTAGATATTCGTCTGGATATTCCTCTTTATTTTCACTAACAATCTTTACACCACCTTTTGGCAGCCTATATAAATACTTAAACTTAAATAAACCACCATGGTTGATAGCATAGATCTTGCCATCAACAATGCTAGTTCTGCCTACATCCACATAAACAGTAGCGCCATTATTTATTACTGGTGACATTGAATTTCCAAATGCCGTAAGTGCATAAGCATTTGAAGGATCAACCCCGTATTGCCTTAAAGTCGCTTTGCTTAATCTTAATTTTCTTGTTTCATTGCCGACCATTTCAGCTAAAGACCCCGAACCGCACGATACTAAAACTTCTTTATAAAAAGGTATTTCTACTTCGTCATTATCTAATGGAGTGTCTGTATCCCACTCTACTACTTTGATGATATTGCTTTCTTCTTTTTTACCTTCACCAGTAAGAATCCAATTGGCTGCGACGCCAAACTTAGCAGCAGCTTTCAATGCGCCTGCTTTAGAAACCCCGCGCTTTTTCCAGTTTGTAATGGTTTGAGGGAACTCATCAATAGCCTTTGCAGTCTCTTCTTGTGACATTCCACTTGCTTCTAAAAGTCGTAACACCGATGGGTGGGTAGGCTTCTCTTGTTTCATCACAGTATCCAGGATTTCCATTAAACACATTATCTAAAAAAGTAAACACTTTGTGTTAAACAAATGATTTGACAATAGGAAACATGATGTTTACTATGTACTAAACAAATGTTTACTTGAGGCGACCATGTCAATTGAAGCTGACAAAGAAATTCTCTTAAAGCTTGGTGGCTCTACAAAAGTGGCAGAGCTGCTTGGCTTCAAAGATAAGCAACGTGTCCAGAATTGGATGAAACGTGGAATACCAGCAAAGATCAAATTGCAGTACCCACACATTTTTTTAAACCCAAATATTCAAAGCCATAACGCTGCATAGGAATCACCATGAGCAAAGTATCAAATGAATTGCCTGCAAGCGCTAGCAATAACGAATCGCTCATATTGCAAGCACTGAATGCAAGCAACCAAAGACACGTGGCAGAAATGATAAATGTGGATGCAAGCATCCTTTCACGGATGAAAACTGAAAAGAAATCAAATGGATGGACTGAGATTGAGTTTATTAGCTTTTTGTTGACAGCCGTTGGTTTGAAAGTTGTTCCGGAAAGTGATGTGTATTGCTCACCTCAAATTGCTGAAGCAACACGTGTGATGTTGGCACAAGCGTTTACTTCACCAGAGTACATGCGAATTTTATTCAAATAAAAAAGCCTGATGGATGAGATCAGGCTAAGTGTTCAATCGGAGAAGGACCAAATGAACTATCAAATATTAGCAGACATTGAACTAAATCGGAAGATTAGTTTGTTTCAAAAAGCGGTTGAGGCTTATGCAACAGAGCGAACTTTAAAAAACTCTATTGCTGTGGCAGAGGCTAAAAGCAAATTGGAGCGTCATTTTTATGAATCAAACAGCTTTGAGGTTCATGAAGGAGTATGAGCATGGAGTTTACGAAGGGGCAAAGTATGTGCGCCAATATGGTGATCTTCAAAGGCTCTATGATGCTTCAAGTGATGAGTTCTTCATTGAAGAAATCAACGAAGCTTATGAAGAATTTAAAAGGAGTTTGGTATGAGTAAGGTTATTGCGCCGAACTTCACACAAGTTCCAAATGTTGTTGTTGATGAGCTTGCAGCTAAGTTAAGTGATTCTGCATTCAAAATGTACGTTGTTCTCATCCGTAAAACTAAAGGATGGGATCAATCACGTGATGCTATTTCAATCAGTCAATTTGAAAAAATCACAGGTAAGAGCCGTCCAACAGTTGTCAAGGCGATTGAAGAGCTTGTTAAGCTTCGCTTAATTAAGAAAACAAAGTGTACAAAATTTGGCAATGAATATGAGTTGAATTTAGCATTTTCTATTGATGGTTTGCTACTAAATTTCCCAAGTAAAAAATCTTTACTAGTTAAAAATTTTAACCAAGCTAGTAAAAAATCTTTACTGCTACTAGTTAAAAATTTTAACACACAAAAGAAACTATCAAAAGAAACTATCAAAAGAACAAGTGGTGCAGTTAAAAAAGACTCTAAAAAATTCTCAGAAGATTTTGAGAAGTTCTGGTCTGCATATCCAACTTGTAAACGTAAATCAGACAAGTCTGGCACCTATAAAACTTTCACAAAGCATGAAGGATGTTTTGCGATTGAAACACTTCTTTCAATTCTTGAAAAACAAAAATCTGATGTCTCTTGGACAAAGCAGAATGGTGAGTTCATTCCATCACCTAGCGTTTGGCTAAACCAAAAACAATGGGAGAACGAATTTTGGTTTCAGGTCAACAGCCCTGTGGTAGCTCCTGATTTCTCTAATGCCCAATTGCAATATGGAGATTGGTAATGAGTACAAACATTCAAAATATGACAATTGAGCAGAGTGTGCTAGTCGCCTTGATGACAGTGAGCCATTCTTTGGAAGTTGTCGCAAATGATCTTTCTGAAGAGCATTTTTATGCAGGTCGTCACAAGATTATTTACAAGGCGATTGTTGAGCTTGCTAATGCTGATATGCCGTATGACGCAGTATTCGTTGGCAAGCATCTACAAGAAAGAAATCTGCTTAACGATATCGGCGGTGAAGAATATTTAATTCAACTTAATAGCGCTATTGGTAGTGTCCATCACCTTGAATACTTTGTCGCAGAATTAACTAAGTTAAAAAACCATCGTGAAGTTGAAGGTATTGGTTTAGCTATTGCTGGACGCGCTAAAGACTTAACAGTAAGTGACATTTACCTTGAAGCTGAGAACCTATTCAGCACTTCAAGCAGCACCTTAGAGGCTAAGCAGACTAGTTTCGATTTCAATCAAGCACTAGAAAAAACTCTTGAAAGATTCGAAAAGAAAATTGCTCAAAAAGAAGATAAGGGGTTCATTGGTGTTCAGTTCAATATTCCACATTTAGATAATCTTCTTGGGACTATCGAGAAAGGACATTTTTGCGTTATTGGTGGTCGTCCGGGTAGTGGCAAGTCAACACTCGCGCAGATGTGTGCAATGCAAACTGCTAAGCGCTACAACATGCCTGTTTTATTTATCTCTGCTGAGATGGATACACCAACCCTAACCAACCGCATGATCTCAGCATTAGGGCATATCCCATATAACAATCTGCACAATGGGGAAATTTATGACGGGATGTTTGAAAAGCTTACTGGCACGATAGCTCAGTTCCGCAACCTTCCAATTTTTATTGAAGAGAAGCAGAAGCCAACTATCTCTGAAATCCAAAGCTATGCACGTAAAGCAAAACGTAAATACAAGACTCTAGGCTGCATCATTGTGGACTACTTGGGCTTAATTCGTGACCCATCTAAAAAAGACCGTGTTCAGGAAGTTGCATCAATTAGCCGTGATTTAAAAGCTATGGCTAAAGAGTTCGATTGTCCAGTAATTGCATTAGCTCAACTCAACCGAGCAGCAGAAGGACATAAACCTGTTGCAAGCGACCTTAAAGACTCAGGTCAAATTGAACAGGATGCAGACCAAATTATCATGGTCCACCCATTACTCGAAAAAGAGACAAATGCACCTACAGGTGTAACTGAATTAATCATTGCTAAAAACCGTCATGGGAAGCGCGGATCTGTAAAGGTTCAGGATCGCTTAGATATTTGTCGTTTCGTAGGCATGTCATTCCCAGTGGAAGAGAGAGGTGCAGCGTGAAAGCAATAAAACGAGTTAAAGCATTCCAAAACATTTTTGACATTTTGTTATTCGCTACACATGCAACACAACCTTTCACGATGAAGGATTTGCATGACTATGTGTTAGATGCACCTAACAACACTATCCAGTGCTATGTGCAGGAATTGATTAAAAGCGGCTACTTGGAAAAGGACTCATACGCAACTTACAAAGCAACTCAGTTTGCAAAGGACTTGCTGAATGTTAAAGGGGAGCTGAAAGCATGAAACAAATTAAAAGAAACCTACATGCTGAATGGGAAGTTATCTCTAGTGCTGAGTGGTTAGAAGGTTTAGGCCGTGATCCAACAAATGAAGAAATGCTTCAAATCTTTGAAGGTAGCTTTTACCCATTATTCAACACAAAACGAGTAGAGCCTAAACAAGTTTGGACACTGAAAATTACTACATACCTTGAGTGTGATGATGGCCGTACTTCTGAATGCGAAATGGAATGGAAATTCGATAAAACCATGTCGATGCATGAAGTTCTTAATGGTGCTAAGCACATCAAGATTAATGTAGGTGGAATCAAAACACGATGGACTGGAGTCACTAAGAACTGGATCAAAGAACTAGACGCAGACTATGACGATTCATGGAAGGCAGTCAAAGCAATTGCACGTGCTGAATGTGTGGCAATGGTTAAGCAGGTCAATGGTGCAGCCAAGTTGCTAGATAGCTTAATTGGGCATTTGGAGAAAGTGGCATGAGTATTCAAAACACATTGCAACAACGTGGTGAGCGTTACGGGGAGTTTAAAGACGTTGCTCAGTTGAGTAATGACTTGATGCGCTTACTTCAAGCTGCCCCTAACTATCACCAATCATTATCTGACTCGCAGCATTTCGCCTTGGTCATGATGACAAACAAGATGGCTCGCATCGTTAATGGTGATCCTAATTACTTGGATAACTGGCATGACATTGCAGGCTACGCAACGCTTGTAGAGCAAGAGCTAATCATGACAGGCCATGACAAGGAGGCGGTATGAAACCAGAACAGTTTATTCGTGAGTACGGGCCTAACACTTTTAGAATATCAATATCATTTGTCAACACTGCTAAGTATCTAGTGGTTCATGAAGGTGAAATTGATTTTACGGATGAGATAAAGCTTCACCATGGCGATCGTGTATTTGAGCGTGATGTGGTCAAGCGTCTAGTGGAGTCTCTAGATCTGATTAATAAGCTTGGCGGCTTACAAGGTGCAAAAGCATATGTTCCAGATGGCTATAAGTCAGATCGTTTAAAACAAGCCATCCGCGACCACGAATCAATATACGGAGGTGGGGATGATCTATAAGCACAATAAAACAGGGAATCTATATTGCCTTATCGCTACTGCAAATAAGTGTGATAACGAGAAGTTTCCAAAGATGGTTGTCTACCAAAGTTTGGCTGACGGGAATATTTACGCAAGACCATACAAAGACTTTTTCAATGCGTTTTCAGTTCAAGGAGCCAGCCATGAGTGAGTTTAAAGAATGCACTGCCTGTAATGGACGTGGTGAGGTTGGCAATATTCTTGATTGTGATACGTGCCACCACTGTAAAGGTTCAGGTATAGAGCGTGAAATGCTGGGTTTGCCTGTGCCAATTGGGAGCTTACAAGAATTGCATCCAGAGTTTGCAAAAGTCTTGCACGAGAACTTTCTAGAGTTGCTAGGTGATGAATCCAACACTGTTCAGGTGGCAAAAGATGCAATTGAACATGGTAACGACTTAGCAATGGTGTCAATTGAAGGTGTTGAGCATGTATCTATAGCTCATGTAATCAACCCGTTTCCTTGTGAGGAATTAGGCGACGACTTCCCCATAGAAAACCGCATAAGCCCGCTGTGTAAATCAAAGGATGTTTGAGATGGATAAAGCAATGACATTTAACGAATGGTTAGGCACACAAGGCAATATGGTTCTCCTTCATGCCAATTGTTGCCGTATTGCCTTTGAAGGTGGTCAGCAGTCAATGCAAGCGAAAGTGGAGGAGCTGGAAAAGCAATTAAGAGAATACATATTTGTGGCTGAAACTATTGATGAAATGTATGTGAAAGAGGTTAAGAGCAGTGAGGAGCTGCAAAAGCGGGTGGGTCAACAAGGGCTAATCATTGCAAAAGCTATGTCTATTGCATCAGACCTTCAAAAGAGCTGGTCAATGTTTGAGATTGGCAAGAAGTTAGAGCAAGCGCTCAAGGGGGAAGGATGAAAGACTTTGCGGTAGCAATTATCTACGGTGCAGCGCTATTCGTATCAATTAAGTATGCATGGCGTTGGTACAACGGTGAGCTTTCAACACCTGCAATTATGGAGTGGTTTGGCAGAGGATTCTTTTTTGCTTGGGGCGTGATAGCGGCAACATTAACTGTGTTTTTGATTATTCGTTTAATTACGGAGTATGTCAAATGACCACATTCAAAGAGGCTCAAATCATCATTGGCATCGATCCTGACTTGGAAAAGTCGGGAGTTGCCATTCTAGGGAATGATCTTCAACTCAAAAATCTGACTTTTCCTGAAACTGTTGAGCTATTCAGAAATGAACAGGACAGCATCAAAAAGGTTGTGATCGAAGCAGGTTGGGAGAACAAGAAAGCAAACTTCAGAGTAGGTGGTGGTCACTCAAGACAAGTGAATGAGCAGATTGCTAGACGCGTTGGGATGAACCATGCAACAGGCATCTTATTGGCAGAAATAGCTCAGGCTTTAGGCTTAGCGGTTTTATTAGTGAAGCCTACTAAATCAAAGCTCAATGCAGAGCAGTTTAACAAGATTACAGGTTGGCAAGGGCGTACGAATCAAGAGCAGCGTGACGCAGGCATGTTGATTTGGGGAATGAGCGGGAAGAAGGTGACGGTATGAAATCAAAGGTAGATGTAGATGCATTAAAGCTCACACTCCAATGGCAAGGATTCTTTCTAAAGGGTTGGTTCGAAGATCAGTGGTGTGACCTCAAAGACTATGCAGAAGCTTCTTTGAAGCTGCTTCTAATCATCCTGAGAATTTTATTTTCTCCCCTTCTCATTATTTATGTCATTTGGCAGACCAGAAAAATGTATGAACAGATAGCGAGCGGAGAAGCCAACAGAGAAAAAGTCAGAAATCACATCAAGAAATACGGCAAGTAAGGGGAAAGAGATGAATGCGGCAGTGAATACACAATTGAAAAGAAAACATTTCTCAGTGGCAATCAACTGGCATGAGAAGCCAATTGAATGGCATTTAGAGCAATATGGGTCATGGTTATTGTTGGATGATCATTATTTTAGTCTTGGTGAATCAAGTGTACTAGGTCATTTGATTGATACTGCTAATGGTGTTGTAGTTGATCGTCGTCAACGTGTTGCCCCACTATGTAAAATCAATGATGAGCATGCCGATGCAGTGGCAGATATGCTTACTCACTTAATGCAGAATGAAACAACTAAAACAAAGCAATGGATGAGAATTGTCATAATGTTTTATGTTGAATTCAAGTCAGAGGAGACAATTGCTAAGAAGCTTGGAGTGTCTGAATTCTCAGTAGCTCGCGACAAAATGTTAGGCATGGTTCGCTTGGCTACTAAATATCAATTTAAAAGTCGCATAATAGGAGCTTGAAAGTCAGGGTGTACTTTGATATATTCATGTTATAGTGACCGTAGTGTATGTGGTTCACTGCCTTATTTAAAAAGCTCACTTAATCGTGGGCTTTTTTGTTGTCTATAAAAAGACAATTACCCTGCTGGAGTGCTGACCAGTGGAACATGCCTTCGAGTAAACCTCCTTCGGGAATTCAGACTAGGGAGTAGCGCCCCGACCTAAAGAGGATTGAAAGCAAGTAAAGCAGACCGTGCATGTTAGGTGTGTGTGATTGTGAGTAGCGGTAGATCAGTTGCCGAGCTGGTCAATATCGTAATCTAAGGCAAGGGTGTGGCAATTCGCCATGCCCTTTTTTAATGCGTCATTAGCTCAACTGGTAGAGCATCGGTCTCCAAAATCGGTGGTGTGGGTTCGAGTCCTGCATGGCGTGCCAATTAATTCAAAGAAGTGTGTATCAATGATTTGACCTCTCGGCACAGGAGTGCATTCGAAGTTGATGAGATGCTCACTTCATTTAAGTTAATACAGGTGTTTGATATGGACACAGTAGAAATAAGAAAAAATATCGACATGTACTCGTCAGAATTAAACAAGTATCAAAGTCTGTCTCGTCAATTGCTAACTCGTGATGAAATGATTTTAGTTGATCGGAAGATTGTGCAGTTTAAAGAACGCATTAAGAATTTAAGAGTGGTACTTGATGCGCGACAGTAAACGTTTAGCAGCGATTAGAAAGTTGCCTTGCGTTAGGTGTGGTAGAACACCAGTAGACGCAGCTCATAGTAATCAAGGTGCTCACAATAAGGGCATGGGTTTGAAGGCTTGTGACTCAAAGACAATTCCGCTTTGTAGGCAACACCATATTGAATATGACCAACTGCTAACAATGACAAGAGAACAAGCAGTTATTTGGTTTGATGCAATGTTAGAAAAAACAGAGCGGATGCTTAATCTTAAAGATGGAGAAGATGATGTTTTTTAGAAATGAAAAGAAAGAAGAAACAGTATCTAAAGGCAACTATGTTGTGATTCTCCATAACTGGTTTATTGAAACTCATGGTTTTAAGCACTTTGAATTTTCTGACATGACAAGAGCAGAAGTAGAGAAAGAGGCTAAAGCTTTAAGACATGATCATGACTCTACTTTTAGTCATTGCGCTTATTACATCATGAAAGTTGAATAGATTAATCAAGCCACCCTCGGGTGGTTTTTTATTGCGAGGTCAAAATGGAACCACGATTCGTCATCAAAAACCATTCTGACATCAACTATGTAATTGGGTATCTCAATACTAATCATGCAAAGGCAGCGAGTGAAGGGAAGCCGTTAGTGGTTCTGATCGCACCACAAGAGAAAGACAGAACAAAGGCTCAAAACCGTTTGTACTGGATGTGGCTTAATCAGTGGGCTAAACGTCAAGGTACAGATAAAGATTATGAGCATCTGTTCTTCAAGAAGAACTTCTTAGCAAAAATCTATGACCGTGATGACGTTGGCCAATACAAGAAAACATTCAAGGCTGTTAGAGAGCTAAAGGATTCTAAGCATCCTCTCTACCAAGATGTTGCAAACGGCCTTTGTGAGCTAATGAGCACAACAGATGCAAGCACAGCTCAATTCACTGAATACCTTAACGACATTCACGCCTTCTGCAATAAAAACGGGTGTTATTTGGAAACGCCTGATGATTTGAAGTGGTGTTTTGAATAGCAAATTATTATCATTATTAATCCATAACAAAGTTAGATTAAATAATGAAAGTAAAAGATTTAATAAGTGAACTTCAAAAACTAGATCAAAATTTGGAAGTGTACTTCTTAACAGAAGATGAGGAAGTCACTAAAGGCAAAAAGCTTGTAGAGGTTTTTGGATTTAAGGATGTTCACACTTCTAGTGTAACTACGAAAAGAAATCCAGATGCTAGTTTTGAGTTTACGTTTTTCCCAGAAGAAAATGGGAGAGATGTTGCATTTATAAATTTTACAAAAGACATTTAAACAGAACCGCCCAAGTGGCGGTTTTTTAATGAGGTAAATATATGGCAGCTCCAATCGGTAATAGATTCTGGGAGCAGCGCAGCTCTCACGGTCGTAAACCGATCTTTGAAGATCCAGAACAACTATGGGAAGCTGCCTGTGAATACTTTGAATGGGTTACAGATAACCCACTAGAAGAGGCGAAGGCATTTGCATATGAGGGCGTTGTAACTGTTGAAGATTTGCCGAAGATGCGCGCAATGACCATTCAAGGTCTATGTTTCTTTCTTGATATCTCTGACGAAACTTGGGCAACTTACTGCTCTAAAGAAGGTTTTATTGGAATCTGTAGCGATATCAAACGGGTTATCTTCACTCAAAAGTTTGAAGGTGCAAGTGCTGGATTGCTTAATGCTTCTATTGTTGCCCGTGAGCTTGGCTTAGCTGACAAACAAGAGAATAAGCTGACACTTGAAGTTCAGTCATTATCAGAATTGATGGATGAAATAGGGAAGGATGATTAATTATAAGGAGTAGCCATGCTGAAACCTGAGCATAAAGCGAAACTTAAAGACCAGTTATGGCGCTTAAATAATCTTTACTACATTACGAATAAAGAGGGTAAGCAAGTTAAGTTCAAGATGACACTTGAACAGCTTGAATACTTCGAAAACGAATGGACACGTAACATCATCTTAAAGGCACGTCAGTTAGGTTTTACCACTGAGATGTGCATGATTCAGTTAGATGCTGCATTGTTCATGTCTGATAAGTGTGCATTGATTGCCCATACGCTACATGATGCTAAGCGCTTGTTCCGTGAAAAGGTTAAGTACGCTTATGATCGCTTGCCACACTTAATCAAAGCAGCCAATCCTTTAGAGATTCAAACTAAGGATGAGCTTGTATTTGTTAAAGGTGGATCAATCACAGTATCAACCTCTTTCCGTGGTGGAACATTAGACCGATTACATGTGTCTGAGTTCGGTAAGATCTGTGCGAAGTTTCCAGATAAAGCCCGTGAGATTGTTACTGGTGCATTTGAAGCGGTCAGTCTTAAAGGACGAATCACACTTGAGAGTACTGCTGAAGGTAAAAGTGGTTACTTCTACGAATTTTGCCAATTAGCTGAAAAGTTATTATTACTCAGCAAAAAACTAAGTCCACTTGATTGGAAATTCTTTTTCTTCTCCTGGTGGAAGAATGCTGATTATGAAATTGAACCAACTGAAGAACTCCCACAGCGCCTAGTTCAATACTTTGAAGAACTGGAAGTTAAGTACAAGATTAAAACAACGCCAAAGCAAAGGGCTTGGTATCACTCAAAAGAGAAAACTCTTGGCGAGGATATGAAGCGGGAATATCCAAGTATTCCTAGTGAAGCATTTGCTCAGTCTGTTGAAGGCGCTTACTACAAGAATCAATTTAAGTTCTTGTATGCCAATAAACGTATTGGTGCATTGCCAGCTAATGATCACTTGCCTGTGATGACGTTCTGGGACTTGGGTGTCTCAGATTCTATGGTGATCTGGTTTATTCGAAAGCTATCAGATACTTGCTATCAGGTAATTGATTACTACGAAAACTCAGGCGAAGGTATGCGGCACTATTTCAAAGTGCTTAAAGACAAAGGCTACAAGTACAGCAAGCATTACGCTCCACACGACATCAAAAACCGTTCTCTTATGAATGATGGTAAGTCTCGACTAGACATTGCCAAAGAGGGTTATGTGCTTGATGACGGGGAGAAATACTCAGTCAACTTCGAAGTGGTGCCAAATATAACGGTGATGGATGGTATTGAGCAGGTTCGTGAGATTCTGCCTCTATGTGAATTTGATGAGTACAAATGTGCAGAAGGTATCACTCATCTTGAGAACTACCGAAAAGAGTGGAATGACAAGCTTGGATGTTGGAAAGACAACCCACTTCATGACATTCACTCACACGGTGCTGATGGCTTCCGTATGTTTGCTGTTGCTATGAGCAAGAAATCTAGGGTGGTTTCGCAGACTCCAATTTATGGATTAATGTAGGTGAATTATGACAGTTAGTACTGTTCATCCGGATTATGCAAAGGCAATGCCGGATTGGGAATTTATGGATTATGCCTTGGGTGGGGAACGTTGTGTAAAAGAGCAAGGTGAAAAGCTTTTACCAAAGTCCCAAGGCATGATAATGGCCGAAGAAGTAGATCCAAAAAATAAATGCATCTATGAAGCGTTCAAACAACGCGCAGAATATCCTGAGTGGGTGCGTGATTCTAAAAGAGCAATGATTGGTCTAGTGTCAAAACTTGAGCCAGATATCAATATTGTAGATTCACGGTTAAAACCATTAATTGAGCAGGCTACAACTGATGGGTTTGGGTTAAAGCAATTATTCCTTCGAGTAGTAGAAGCTCAGTTGTCTTATGCACGTTGCGCTTTGATGCTTGATTTCGACGATTCAGGTAAGCCATACATTGCGTTGTATTGGGCAAAAGATGGCATTAATTGGAAAGAAAAGACTGTTGCAGGGCGAACAGACTTGACGCTTTCAGTTTTTAAAGAAGCTCATGATAATTCCGAAGATGAATTTGCTCATAATAAAGAATGTTTCTACCGTGCTTTAGATATTAATGATGGCAAATATAGATCGCGTTTATTTGCTGACGACAATACAGTAATTGAAGAAACATATCCGGGCTTAGGTAATAAGGCGCTCTCATTTATCCCTGTTGTTTATGTCGGCAGCATGAATAATACTCCTTCAATTGACGAAATGCCTCTAATGACAATGGCTAAAGCTGCTGTTAAGTATTACCAGTTAAGTGCTGAATACTTCCAAGAGCTGCATTTAACCAGTCATCCTCAGCCTTGGGTTTCGGGTGTCGATGAAGATAAGCCGTTGCGGGTGACAGGCCCAATGGCTGCATGGCAATTACCGCAAGGTGGGCAATGTGGATATCTCGAAATTCAAGGTGTAGGCATTGAGGCTAAACGCACTGCAATGCGTGACCAAAAGAATGCAGCTTTAGAGGCTGGTGCTCGTGTAATGGATATTGGTGGTGCTGAATCAGGCGAAGCTCGAAAAGCTCGTCAAGATGATCAGTATTCAACATTGTACGGAATGGTTATTACTGCCGCTGAAGCAATTGAACAGGTCATTAAATATGGTGCATTGTGGCTAGGTCTTAGTGACAAAGACTACCGTTTCAATGTTAAGCCAGACTTTGGTTCACTAGGATTTGATGTCAACCTTGCCAAGCAACTCTATGAGGCTGTATTGGGAAATAAAATCTCAATGGAAACCTATTGGGATTATATTCGAACTGGCAAGATTCCAGATATTGAATATTCCCAAGAGCTTGAGCGTATTGAAACTGAAATGACCAACAGTCCTATGACTGGATATGTTGCAGGGGTGGCTAATGGCAACGCAGATGTCACAACAGGCGCTACTTGATGCTCTAGTATCACATCAGGCATATCTTTACCGACTGTCTTCAACTGAAATCAATAATCTCTTAACGCAATTCGATTCTCTCTCGAATGAGATGATCTCGAAGTTAAGAGACTTGTTGGATGACTTGAGTGACGCTGAAAAAACGGCATTAATGGCAGGACAATACACAACGCCTGCTTTGAAAGAAGTTAGAACATTAGTTCAGACTTGGCAGGCAAATGTTGCAGCAGGATTGCTTGAGAGCTTCACAGTAAGCGCTACAACCTTAGCAGTATATGAAGCTACATATCAGGCTAAAACTCTCACTAATCGCAAAATAGAGCCAAACGGAAAGACGCTATTCAACAAGGCAAAGAAAACGCCTTTAAGTGGTGGTGTACTGCTTGATTCTATTTTTGCGAGGATTGCTGATGATGTTCGCGTAAGAGTAGAGCAAACTATTCGAGATGGTTTATCTAAAGGCCAGACTAATCAGCAGATTGTTCAGCGAATTAAAGGCAAGAAAGCACTTAACTATCAAGACGGTTTGCTTGATCAGAGCAGAAACCAGATTTCTACCATGGTTCGCACTGCTCGAAGTCATGTGTCCAATGTGGCTTTGAATGAAACATATCAGTCCATTGGTGTTGAGTACGTAAAGTTCATTGCAACACTGGATAGCCGTACTTCTAAAATCTGTATGGGTTATTCAGACAGGGTTTACAAGAAGGATGAGCCTCATCCAGTGCCGCCACTTCACCCAAACTGTAGATCAATCCTGATTCCCGTTTCTGATGACTCAGGAAAAACCATTGGTATGCGGCCATTCAACAATAAAGTGAATGGTGAGGGTGAAATAGGCGTTGTGGATTCAAATACAACTTTCAAAGGCTGGTTTGATAAACAAGATGCATCTTTTCAAAAGTCTTGGCTTGGTCCATCACGATACAAACTATTCAAAGAGGGGAAATACTCATTGGATAAGTTTGTAGATCCTTTAACAGGTCAGCCATTCACACTTGCTGAACTCAAAAAGCTTGATGAAGAAATGTTTAAGAGGTTGGGATTATGAAAGTAATTAGTCGAGGTGTGCCGCCCGAGTTGCAGACCTATAGAGACTCATGTGGCAAGTGTTATTCAGTTATCGAATTTCAAAAGAATGAGTTGCAAGTCATGAGCGATAGAAACGAAACTATCTATGTGTTGAATTGCCCTGTATGTCGTAACGATATTTGGATTGCATCTCAAGCATTAAAGCCAGTTATTTATAGAAATATGTAAAACAACTTAATTCAAACCTTAGCAGCTTCGGCTGCTTTTTTATTGCCTGAAGCAAAGCCAAAGGCTCAATCAATTAAATCCGCAAGGCGGTATCTCTAGGAGATTTTAGATGTCTGAATTTTTAAAACGCCAATTAATGTCTTTACAAAATCAAGCTGGTGCAGATGGGGGTGAGGGTGGTTCTGGTGGGCAAGGCTCAACAACCATTAATTTTGAAGATCCTGCAATCAAAGCACAGTTAGACCAATACGTTGAACAACATGTTTCTGGACTTAAAGCTAAAAACAATGAGCTTCTTGGTAAGAATAAATCCTTATCTGATGAGCTGGCCAATTTTAAAGGACAATTTGAAGGTCTGGACATTGATGCAGTTAAAGGGTTGCTTCAAAAAGCTGGACAAGACGAAGAAACGAAATTGCTTGCTGAGGGCAAGATTGACGAAGTATTCGGAAAACGTACTGAGCGATTGAAAGCCGAACATCAAAAGTTATTTGATGCAGAGAAGGCTCGTGCAGATAAGGCGGAAGCTTATGCGAATAAGTTTAAGCAGTCTGTAGTCAAAGGTCAAATTGCTCAAGCATTTAGTGCTGCACAAGGTCTACCAGAAGCGACAGACGACATTACAGCACTCGCTTTATCTAAGTTTTCCTTGGATGAAAACGGCAATGCTGTAGCGATCGATGCAAATGGTGACGTAATTATTGGTAAAGATGGCAAAAATCCACTTACACCAAAAGAGTGGATTGAAGACATTCGGGAATCCAAACCTTACTTCTTTCCAAAACCTAATGGTGCAGGTGGGCAAGGCGGGAACAATTCAGGCGGCAAAAACACAATTAAACGTAGTGAGTTCGATGCAATGAGCCCTACAGAAAAAGCTAACTATATCCGCAAAGGCGGCAATGTAATTGATTAATGGAGCTAATAAATGGCTAACACTTTAACTGGCTTAACGGTCACTATTTATAATGCGCTTGATGTTGTTTCTCGTGAATTAACTGGTTTTATTCCAGCAGTTTCATCTGACATGACATATAACCGCGCTGCTAAAGGACAAACTGTAACTTCACCAGTGGCACCTGCGGCAACCGCATCTGATATTGAACCAGGTGTAACTCCTCCAGACGATGGTGATCAAGTGATTGGTAAAGTTGATATGACTATTACCAAAGCTCGTCGTGTACCCGTTCGTTGGAATGGTGAAGAAAAACTTGCACTTGATAATAATGGTGCGTCTTACAACACAATTCTTCGTGATCAGTTCGCTCAAGCAATGCGCACACTTGCGAATGAAGTAGAAGCAGATGTAGCTGGATTAGCTATTGGCGCTTCTCGCGCAGTTGGGGTAGCAGGTACAACACCTTTCGCTACCAACTTGAAAGACAGCGCTCTTGCATTGAAAGCGCTTCAAGACAATGGCGCTCCTAAAGGTGACTTGCAGTTGGTAATTGATACTACAGCAGGCGCAAACATGCGTACTCTTGGTCAATTAAGCAAAGCAAATGAAGCTAATGATGATTCCTTGCTACGTCGTGGTGTGTTGTTGGATGTGCACGGTTTTGCTATTCGTGAATCTGCCCAAGTGATTACTCCAGTATCCGGAACAGGTGCAGGTGCAACTACTGATGCGGCAGGTTATGCAGTTGGTGCAACTTCGATCACACTTGCAAGTGCTGGTACTGGGACAATTGTTGCAGGTGACGTGATCACTTTCGCTGGCGATACTAATCAATATGTGGTTGTTGCAGGGGATACTGATGTTTCTAATGGTGGAACCATTACAATTGCTAAGCCGGGATTGCGTACAGCTATACCAGCAGCTGCAACGGCAATTACTGTAACACCTACTTCGACTCGTAACTTGGCGTTTGCTCGATCTGCAATTGCCTTAGCGACTCGTATTCCTGCACTTCCAGAAGGTGGTGACTCTGCTGATGACCGTATGATCGTAACTGATCCTGTTAGCGGTTTATCTTTTGAAATCGCCATTTACCGCCAATACCGCCAAGTGCAATACGAAGTATCGCTTGCTTGGGGTTGTGCAATGGTTAAACCAGAGCATTCAATCATTTTGCTTGGTTAATGACTTGGGGCTTCGGCCCCATTCTTTTTGGAGAGTGAAATGTCTAAGACAGTAAAAATTAAACCTAGCCATGAATCACAAGGCGATTTCGTAATTATCTCTGTAGATCAATTCAATCCATCGGAACATGAGTTGATTGAAGGTGAATCACTACCAATTGATGAGAGTGAAGTCACTAATGATGCGCTTGTCCCTATAGAGCAATTTGATGAATTGGCTAACAAACTGGTTATCTCAGAAGAACAGCTTTTGACTGCAAAAGAAGAATTAATGGCTTTCAAAAATGATGTGCCAGCTATGAAAGCACGAATTGCAGAACTCCAAGGCGATGACACCCTGGTTGGCGCAACAAATGAAAATCAGAATCCATCAACAGAAAATACTGGTGATGCACAAGCAAGTGGCTCAAAGTCAACCGCTAAAAACAACAAGCAATCAAAAGATCAGGAATAAGTCATGATTGAATACATTACCGTGGCAGATATCGATGCAAAACTTGGTAACGATTGGGCAGACAGCGATAGTGCAAAAGCTCGCGCGGTAATGATTACCAATGTTTGGCTAACAAATCTTAAGTTACCAGATACAACAAACAATCAGCCTTTAAAAGATGCAATTCTATTGGCAGCAGTTGAGCTGATACCTGATGCAGTAAATGGAAGTCTCTATGCGGAGGTTGAAACTGGTGTATTGAGCGAGACAGTATCAGCACAATCGGGTACAAGCGTTTCAAACACTTATTCAGCCACTCATAAAACATATACGGCTAATGAAAATCTAGCTTTATCCATACTTAAACCATGGCTAGATAAAGGATTTGGTAATGTAGTTCTATTAGTGAAGATCTAATTATGAGAGCAAAAATACAATCTAAATTAGGTAAGGCTTTTAGTACAAAGCTTGCAGACGCTGTGGATTCTTTCACCTGTACGCGCAAGAAATTAACTGAATCTAATCCCGCTACTGGTGAAGATACTTACACCGAATACGTCTATGGTGGCAGAGGCGTCCTATTTGGGAGTTGGGCAAAAGATTTGGTCAAGCCTATAGATTACCGCGCAACAGACTCTAAAGCCGTGCTACTGCAAAATGAAGTGAAGGATTCAGCAGGAACTTTAGTTAAGCCAGATGTTAATGATATTTGGGTGATTGAAGGTGGCAATTATCGAGTTGTGAGTTATGGAAAAGATGCGGCAGATGCGACATGGGTTGCACAATTAAGGAAAGTTTAAAGCTTTGCTTCTTATGTAATATTTGATATAAGCCTCCTAAACATATGGGGACTTTATGAAAGATAAAACATTAGAACAGAAAGTTAGTTTGGCTTTGTATGGTGCGGTAATTTTCTTTGCTTTCCTCTTCACTTTGGGTTTAATTTTAAAAGCAGATCTATTTGGTCATTGGCCCACAGCAAGTGAGGTATATGAAGTTGGGCGCGATGCTTTAACCTTGACTGCTTATTTTCTTGCGCCAGCTGCTGCACTAGTGTTGTTTAGCGACTGGCGAATTCAGCACAACATCACAAAAAGTGATAATTTTTTTGATGAAATTGAACATGATCTGCATCAAGCATATACAGAGGTTGAGGATATTGTTTTGATGTTGGAACGTAGAGGTAAAGTTACAGAAGAGTATGAAGATTTATTATCAAATAAAATTGTAAACTTATCAGAAAGAACCCAAGAAATGTATGTGAAGCTAAATAACTTTAAATATAAGGGAACAGAAGAAGGTTTAGCATATTTAATTAAATGTAAAGAACTCACAAAACTAGTAAGTGGTTATGTTTTGCAATTAATTGTCATAAGTGTGGATATCGTTGCGAATAAGGATGCCACTCCAGAAGAGGAAAAGGGAAGGTTGTTATTACTCTCAAAAAACATACAAGCATTTAGAACAAGTTATGAAAGGTTAGAAACTGAACTTCGAGAATTAAACCGATTAAAGCCATTAATCTAATTTTAGCCCTAATTAAGGGCTTTTTTTATAGGTGAATTATGGGCTGGACAAACAAACCGAGTGCCTTCACTAAAACTATTGAAGCCGACCTTACCAAAAAACAGAAAGATATTGTCATTGATGCCTTGCAGGGTGTAGTTCTTCAAAGCCCGGTTGATACAGGTGCTTTTAGAGCATCACACAGAGTTAGTATTAACCAGACTGACCAATCATTTAATGAGGCAGAGAAAGACAAAGGCGGTGGCTCAACCATTAGCAAAGGCACAAGCGTCTTATCTCGCCTTGTTCCTTACTCAACTGTCTACATCCAAACGAATGCGCCTTACGCCACTGCTATTGAGTTTGGTCAATATCCAAATCCAGTCAAAAAAGGCTCCTACGACAAAAAGGCTAAAAGATACGTTATTAAAAGTATCAATGGGTTTTCACAACAAGCGCCTCAAGGCGTCTATGGACTAACTTTTAATTATATTGCTCAGAAATACGGTGGTTAAAATGGCAATGACTTTAGATCAAGCAAGACAAGCCATTATCACTAGAGCAATGGCATTTACTGGAATTGAGCAAAGCCGGATTAAATATCCTAATAAAGACTTTACTGTGCCGGTTGATGGACTATGGTGTGACATTAATGTGTTATGGGGTGGTTCGATCATTGCTGCAATTGGTGATACCCCATGCACAAGAAGAACAGGGATTATCTCAATCAACTGCATGGCCCGTCTGAACACACATGAAGTCGCAATAACAAAACTTGCAGATGCTTGGTTAGCTCATTTCGAATATTACACAACTGGCCAACTAGAGATACTCCAAGGTCAAGTACAAAACCTCGGCAATAACGGGGACTTCATTCAGTACAACATTTCAATAAATTATCGCGTCAATTAACGAATTTAACTTTTAAACGAACCTGTCCTTAGCGGCAGGTTTTTTTATGCCTGAAATTCAGGCAACCACTGGCTAGGCTGATCCCCGAAAAGCACGCTTTTCATGTTCAGTGTGCCTGCCAGTTCTTTTCTTTGAACATGAGCTAGTAAGAGGAACTCTTATGAACATGATGACAACATTGAATTTACGAGCATTGGTTACCAATAATAACGGTGAGCCAAGAACAACAAGTTATGCAGTTGCTCAAGCATTTGGAAAGAGGCATTCAGACGTTCTCCGCTCCATTAAAAATATGAAGTGCTCCACAAAGTTTCGTGAGCGCAATTTTGCGTTTACCTTAGAAAACAAGAAGATAGGAAACACAAAACGACAAACAGGTTTTTATCAGATGACTGAGCGAGGCTTCATGTTCCTTGTAATGGGATTCAACGGTGAAAAAGCAGATGCCATTAAAGAGCAATTTATTGATGCATTTGAGTGGATGGCTAATCAACTCAGTCAAGTTTTCCAATCAAAATGGGCTAGATATAATTCTCTAACCAATTATCACCAAGGCAGAAAAGCACAAATCAGTGGATGTGCTAGTGCAATGGGGCAGTGGAGATGGGAAAAGGAGCCGCTAGAGTCTGAAATTAAGGAATTGGAGTATCAGCTTCAACCACAGCTTGACTTTAAGGATGCCAAGTAATGGAAATCGCATATATTGTTGCTGAATGCCGTCCATCCACTGACGAAGATAATTATGCCGATATTAATATTGGTGATGATAGCTACATTTTTTGCTCAATTGAGCCTGTTATAGATACGGGTAATTGGCAGAAAAACATTCAGGCTGCAATTCTAATTGGTATCGATATTGAGCGAACTAGGCCAGAACACAAACATATAACCCTTCATGCAGAAAGCATGTTGAAACTTTGCAGGGGTATTCAAGGTAAGCCCTTAAATGCCTGAGAACACAACCAAACAACGCCCTCAATTCGAGGGCTTTTTAATGCCCGAAAATTAAGGAGAAAGCCATGTCGAGTGGTGCAAAGATCCGTCTTTACTATGCTGAAGAGCAAACCCCCGAAGTATTACCAACTACTCCAGTTTGGAAAACCGTACGCCGAGTTACTGATGGCTTAACTGAAAACGTCACCACTGAATCATCAAACAGTGTGGTCGATTCGCGATTCCGTCAAGGTGGCATGGCTACTGAAGCGGAAATCACAGGTTCTTTAGAAGTTGAATTATCTATTGGCTTGTTTGATGACTTCTGGTCAGCAGTTGCAATGAATAACTGGGCCAGTGATGTTCTTAACTTTGGCGGTAATGTGCGAAAGACATTTACCTTCGTCAAAGTATTTGAAGATATTAACCAGGTATTTATTTACCGCGGTGTACGTATAAATGAAGCTACGATGTCTATTGCTACTACTGGCAAAATCACAGCTACATTTGGCTTGATGGGTACTCTGTTTGAGCGTACAACTACAAACCCTGTGACTTCGCCTTTACCGGTTCCTGAACTAGTCCTTGTTTCAGCGCTTAACGTCGGTGATCTTAAAGTTAATGGTGAAACAGTTGTCGGAACTGCTTGTATGCAGTCTCTTGAATTGACCATTAACAACAATATGGAAGCAATCCGTTGTATTGGCTCTAAAAAGCTCACTGCAACGACTTATCTCGAAAAGATTGTAGATGTAACTGTGAACACTCAATACATGTTCTCGGCTCAGTCAGCGGCATATATCGACTTCATTAAAACCCGTGACACCATGCCGCTAGAATTCTCTATTGAAGATGATGCAGGTAATGGCTATGCCTTCCAGTTCCCACAATTAGAGGTAGCGGAAGCTAATCACCCAGATGGCGGTGGTGAGGACACTATCACAATCGACATCAACTACAACCATATTCGCGTGTCACCGGTTATTACCCGTGTGATTGCACCAGTTACACCTTAATACTGATTTGGCAGCTTTATTGCTGCCTTCTTATTTGGAGATATAACATGGCTCTTGAAGTCAATATTCAAAGAAATAAAGACGTTAGTTTGTGGCGCGAATATAAAGATGAAGAAGGTAATATACTTGCTGAGTTCAAGATCCGAGGCATTGGATATAAGCCTTATCAAGTAGCTTTAGAACGTGCGAATAACCAAATCACAGCTAAAGGATTTGATGTTGCTAAAGCTTCACCCGATGACAAACTCTTTCATGAATTACTATTGGAAGCAGTTGCATGCCATTTAATTGAAGACTGGAAGGGTGTTGTATTTGTCGAAGAAGGTCCTAATGGCGAACAGTTAAAGTCCGAACCTGCATACAATGCAGAGAACGCTACGAAATTGCTTAACATGGGCGATTTAGGGGTTTCTCTCTGGTCCTTTATTCGAACTGAATCAGAAAAGATTCAATCAGATGCAAACCAATATCGAGATGATGTTGTGGGAAAGTCACAACCCTCTACAACTACGCGAACAAATATGCGGGGCTCACGGACCACGAAAAAAAGCAAAGAGAAGCACTCGGCGTAAAGCTTCCTGATGCTCCTGACTATTCTTATGTTGCTAATGTCATTCTGACTGCATATAACACGATTGCACGATCTAGACGCTATGAACAAGGTGTTCCTCTGGCGTTAGATATCTCAGCAATTAATGCTTATGTTGAGCAATATGATTTACCGGTTGAGCGATACATCTTCAATGACTGTATCTTTACGCTTGACGATATCTTCTTGGATGAGGCGCATAAGAAGACAAAAGAAGGCCACAAACCAAAATAGTCTTATTGCTCCTACTTAATTGACCAACAACAAAATTTTAAACATACTACCCTGTATATATAGAAAATGTGCGACAAGTGAAGTCGCATTTATTTTAATAATATGGGGTGGTTGTGGATAATATAGAATTATTGCCTAGTGATGATGAAACTATGCTGACCGTTAATATTAAGAATAAAGCCCCAGTTGACTTAATCGACTTCGCCCAAAGTATGATTAGTTTAGGTGCTGAGTATTCGGACTATATTGCGGAGACAAATAACCATTTAGTTTCAGATGAAATTAAACTTTATATTAAAGAAATTAGACCCGGTTCAATAATTACTGAACTTGTTGCTCTAGCGCCTGCACTTATGCCTTTTGCTGAGCATGCAAATACAGTTATCGACTTTACGAGCCACATGAAGGCCTGTATTGATTTTTTAAAGGGTTCTGGTAATAAACCAGATAATCTCGACAAACAGACTTTAAGTAGGGTTTCTAAGTTTGTTGAGCCAATAGCAAAAGATAGTGGATCAATCCTCCAAGTTGATGCATCCAATAATACTGGAACTATTACAATCAACATTAATAGTTTGGAGGCTAATGCTATTCAAAATAAGGCATCAAAAGAAATAGAAAAACTAAAGGAGCCAATAGTTGGATTGCATACAAAGGTTGTACTCTATTGGACACAAACTCGATCTGATAATCGGAAAGGTTATAAGGGTGTAATTGAGAGCATCTCAGATAAAGAAGTTAAAGTTCTATTTGATAATGACGATATTCAACATGAAATGATTCATGGAGAAGATCAAATATATGAAAAAGCCTATCTAGTAGACGTAAACGTTGAAACAATAAAGGATCAGCCAGCAGCTTATAAGATTATCAAATTCCATGAGCCAATTGATTTACCAGAATAAGTCGTTTAAATAACCCGCCTAGTGCGGGTTTTCTTTATGTGACATTTAATGACCAATTTGTTAAATTTAGTACACTTTATAATAAACGGTAAAAACCATGAAACAAGTCATTTTAAGTCTTTTATTAGTTTTAAGCTCATTAAGTGTTGCGGAAGCAGGTAGAGGGAGACAACCGTGCTCTGGTAAGAAAGGTGGGATAAGTCATTGCGATGGTAGTAAGTTTGTTTGTAATGATGGTTCCATCAGTGCTTCTAAAAAGATCTGCTCTAGATAGGTGTTGTGATGGGATTGAATTTTAGAAAAAGTATAAAAATTGCTCCTGGAATCCGTGTCAATATTAGTAAAAAAGGGCTATCAAGTGTTTCTGTGGGTGGGAAAGGTGCACGTGTAAATGTAAGTAAGAAGGGTACTCGCACAACAGTAGGTATTCCAGGTACTGGTCTTTCTTATACAACAAATACCAGCTACAAGAAGTCAAAAGGGACTTTAAATGACCCTATTCACTTAATACAACAAGAAGGTTCAGATAAAGAAAAAAGAAACGTCTTAGTTACTATTCTGTTATGGATCGGCATTTTTATTTTCCCTTTCATTTTTGCATGGTTTACTCTTCAAAGAAAATACACAAAATTTGAAAAAGTAATAGCATTTGGATGGTTGCTGTTAGTTTTGTTCGCTATGGTTTCTAAATAAGGCACTCGTATGAAAAAGATAATTTTAATAGGGTTGTTTTACCTACCTGCACTAGTGTTAGCTAAACCAGCTCAACCTGTTAGTGATAGTGAGCATGAGCAAAACTGTAGAAATACAATGGAAATTGCAAATGTAATTATGCAACAAAAGCAAAATGGGATGCCGTTAATGAAAGCATTGGAGGCTAATGATTATGCATTTAAAAAGAACCCTGATAAAAATATGCAAAAAATTATCAACTTAATTACCCGTGATGCTTATGAGCAACCAAGTTACTCAACACCCTCAATAAAAGAAGAACAGTTAAATGAATTCTCAGCAAAATATTACTTGGGTTGCATGGCAATGTATGAATAATTGAATAATCACACGTTGTTAGCATATTCGAGTTTTATAAAATAGGTTGTGGGTATGAAAAAAATTATTTTATTGAGTTTGGTTCTAGGTTTGGGAGGCTGTGCAGCCACAACAGATATGATGAATAATCAATACATGTCTGTAATACCAACATCAACGGATCTCAATGGCTTTTGGACGGGCAATAATGGCCCATACGCTGTGACTTACTCATTCAATAAAGATGGCACTGGTCTAATGTGTTCCAGTTGGAATGGTAAAGATTCTATTGAAAAGCTAAAAGTAAATGGTAATGAAATTATTGTTCAATCAGGGTTAAAGCAAACGATTAAAAGTAAAACTGACTCTAAACTTGAGTTAAAAGTTAACTACTATGGTGGAGGTAGTTACCAGTACAGCCCAGATCCAAACTTACAAAATGCATCGCCATATTGTGAGAAAGCACTGAGAAATTAATTTAAATTAAACAATTAACCCGCGAAAGCGGGTTTTTTATTGCCTAGAGGAAAGTAAGATGGCACAAGAATCACGTCTCGTCATTGTAATTGATGCTAAAAATGCAGAGCGTAATGCACGAAATCTAGGCAATGAATTGGATAGCATTGAGCGTAAAGGTGACTTTGCCACCAAATCAATGGATGCATTATCTGTTGCTACACGTCAACTTGCTGGATACATGGCTGGATTGGTTACTGTAAGTGCCGCCATTTCTAAGATGGACACTTACACTGGTCTTCAAAACCGTCTCAAATTAGTAACTAACAACCAAGTTGAGTTAAACAAGGCAACAGAAGATACCTTCCGGATTGCTCAAAAAACCTATTCAGCTTGGGATTCAGTTTTACAGGTTTACCAACGCTTTAGTGACAATGCAAAAACATTAAATCTCACTATGGATGACACAGCACGCTTAACTGAAACAGTATCAAAAGCTGTAGCAATAAGTGGCGCAAGTGCAGCAGCAGCAGATGCAGCTTTAGTTCAGTTTGGGCAGGCATTAGCAAGTGGAACATTGCGTGGTGAAGAACTTAACTCTGTAATGGAGCAAACCCCAGCATTAGCAAAAGCAATTGCTCAAGGTATGGGTATAACTGTTGGAGAGTTACGCACAGTAGCAGCGGAAGGGAAAATTACTTCCCAAGAAATCGTTAAGGCCTTAAAGAATGTTCAAGCAGATGTAGATGCCTTATTTGCTAAAACAGACATCACTATTAGCCAATCGCTAACGCTGCTTAACAATGAAATTACTAAGTTTGTTGGCGAGTCTGGAAAGGGATCTGGCGCAGCCCAAGTATTATCAGGATCTATTCAAACTCTGGCTGGCAACTTAGATGTTTTAACATCTGCAATGATGGTTGGAGGCGCATACTGGCTTGGAACATATATTCCTGCAATTTATGCATCAAGTGTAGCAGTAGCCGCAAAGACTAAAGAATTAGCTGCACAAACAATAACGCAATATGCTGCAATTCAGGCAGAACGAGCTTCTGCTGCTCAACAAGTAATTAGCACTCAAGCTGTTGTTGCAAATACCCAAGCAACCTTGGCCGCTATTGCCGCTGAGAAAGCCTTAGAAGTACAGCGTTTAAAATCACAAATCACTGAAAAAGGCAGAACAGCGACATTAACTCGTATGGCTGAGTTAAAGAAAATTGAGGCTCAAGTCACAAGAGAATTGGCAGTAGCAGAAGGTGCACTGGCAAGTGCGCAAGCTAGGTCGGCAGCAGCTGGTGCAGCAAGTGTAGGGATTGGATCACGTCTTTTAGGCTTACTTGGCGGTCCAGTTGGTATTGGTATTACAGTTGCAAGTCTGGCTGCTGGATATCTTTTGATGCGTGACAATACTAATGAGGCCAATAAAAAACTAGAAGAGCAAGCAGCAGTTGCTAAAAAAGCAAAAGAAGAACTTCTTGCACTTAAAGGGCTTGAAAAAGATTCTGCGATCAATGATATGACCGCTTCATTTGAACGCCAGAATCAAGCACTTGCTGAGTCAAGTAGTAAAATAAATATCCAATTGAATGCTATTGCTCAACTCTACAAAGGCAATAAAGAGATTGTTCAGGTTGTTAGTGATGCTAGAGATGGCACTATTAGCATGAATGATGCTGTTAAGCGCTTTAATGAGTTGCGTATTAGCAAGGATATTTACAACGCTTTGAAAGAGAACTCTTCAGAGTTTGAAAAGAACGCTAAAGAAGCCAAAACTACAAAAGAATCACTAAAGCTTTTCGGTATTGAGGTGGAGCTATCTGGGCGTAAAGCTCAAACGGCTGTGGCTGGAATTGATGACAACTCTAAAGCCTTAATTGGCAATGAAAGTGCAGCTCAAAAGGCAACTAAAGCTCAAAAGGGTTATTTTGATAGCTTACGTGCGGAAGTTCTGAAATCTAATGAAGAATTGGCGCTCTTAAATCTTGGCTACAGTGAAGAAACTGTTAAAAAGATTCTTGAGTTGCAAAAAGCTAAGCAAGCGGTAGCACCTCCTGGTACAACTGCAATTGTCACTAAAGAGGAGATGGACCAGATTGCTAAAGCCCAAAAAGCTTTAGATGCTCTTAAAGAAAAAAAGGATGCACTGACTGCTGCTGAACGTAAACATACAAGTGAACTTGAAAAACAGCAAAAAGTACTTTCAGTTAATGCCAAAGTTCAGGCAAATGCTGCTAAATATGGATTTGCAGGTATTGAATCAAAGTACAATTTGCCAGCCGGCACATTGTCAGCGCTTCATATGATTGAGTCACGCGGTAATGCTAAGGCCTATAACAAATCAACTGGGGCAACTGGTGGATTCCAATTTCTGGAAGGCACAGCTAAGCAATATGGCGTGAAGGACCGTACTGATTTAGCACAATCTGCCGAGGGTGCTGGTAAGTACATGGCTTATCTATTAAAGCTCTTTAAGGGAGATTTGGAGAAGGCTGTACGTGCTTATCATGCTGGTGAAGGTAATGTTCAAAAGGGTAAGGGTATTGGCAAATACAACAACCAATACTGGAAAGACTTTCAGGGCTATATGGCTGGTATTAATGGCTATACTGCTGGGGATATCACCTCTAAAGACTTTGACAAGCTTATTCAAGATGCTACCAAAATGGCAGAAGATCAGGCTAAATTGCGCCTTCAACTGGAAAACGATGTAGCCAATGAAGTGACAAAGATCAGAAATGATCTTGCTAAGAAGTTGGAAGATGTTGATAAAGCCAACTTTACCCCAGAACGTAAAGCCGAAATTAAAGCAGAGCTTCAAGCACGTGCTGAAAACGATATTGCAATAGCTCAACAAGCTTTAAGAACCAAGTTGGATGACTATAAGCAATTCAACTTGACCGAAGAGCAGTTACTTAAGGAAAGTTTTGATCGTAAGAAATTTTCTGCGGCTCATGATATTGAATTAAGTAAAGATCAGCGTGATGAAGCCATTAAACATCTTGATCAGCAATATCAACATGAGTTGGAGTTGATCAACCTCACAAAGGCTGCACGTCAATCTGCATATGATCAAGCCAATTTAAAGGCATTGCAGGAGCTAAAACAGGAGCGAGACATTTTAGCAGCACCAATATGGCAAAGAGCTGGACTTTCTTTACAATTTGGAGAAAGAAATGCTCTTTCTGAAAACGACGCCACTCTTATTAATAAGGGTGACGAAGCTAAAATGAAGCTCAAGCAGAAAGAAATTGATCAGCTTGAATACAATAAGCGAATCGAAGATGCTGTTAGGATCCATGAAGAGAACAAATTCAAGATCCAAGAGGAGTATGCACAGAAATATCAAGATTTGCAGCAATCACAGCATCAAACTCAGCTTGAATTGTATGGTTCTCTATTGTCACAGGCTTCAACAGTTTGGGGCAGTATGACCGAGATGGTTAAAAGCTCGGCTGGTGAGCAAAGTTCTGCATATAAAGCCATGTTCTTAATGCAGCAGGCGATTGCAATTGGTCAGGCGATAATAAGTACTGAGCTAGCAGCAACAAAAGCCTTAGAGCTTGGCCCTGTTCTAGGTATTCCAGCATCTACTTTAGTTCGTGGAATGGGGTATGCAAGTGTTGGCCTAATTGCAGCGCAAACTATCGCTGGCTTCTCATCTGGCGGCTACACAGGCAACATGGGCCGTGGTGATGTTGCTGGTGTAGTTCATGGTCAGGAATATGTACTTAATGCTGCAGCTACAAAACGCGTTGGTGTTGATACATTGAACGCCATCAACTCGGGTGGGAGTTTGGAGAGAACAGTTTCATCTTCTGGACAGCCTGTCACAATCCAAGTGTATGTAACTGATTCAGGTGTTAATACTAATGGTGCTAATACTCAGGATCAGAAGCAGCTTGGGCAAATGATTGGTAATGCTGTCCGCACTATCATTCGCCAAGAACAACGCCAAGGGGGATTGTTATCTAAATGAGCAACCGCAAATTTACACACTGCCAAGACTTAGAGGGCAACTCTCAAGAGTCAGCATTTAATACACTCTCAAGCAAATTTGGTGATGGTTACGAGCAACACATATCAGTCGGCATCAACAATAGATCTGGCGTGTGGCAATTCACCAAGACTGGGAAAAAGGCTTTGATTTTAGAGATCAAAGCCTTTTTTGATGACCATAAGGGCGCGGATTCTTTTCTTTGGGATTCGCCACTGGATGGCGAAGTTCGCGTCAAGACAGGTAGTTACAACCCAGTTTGTTTGGGCGGTGAAATGTGGCGAATCTCCACAACCTTCACCCAAGTCTTCTATCCTTAAATTTAAATCCTTTTAAAGCCCCTTTTTAGGGGTTTTTTTATGCGAGTAAGAAAATGACTAAGCAAGTTATTAATGTTGGTTCAGCTGCAAATGACGGATCAGGAACACCAGCCCGGACAGCCTTTCAGTATATAAACGCAAACTTTACTGAAGTTTATGACTTCCTAACCGGAACCACTAATGCAACCACACTCCCCACAGCTCTACCAATTGCAAAGGGTGGTACAGGCGCAACTACGGCAGCTACTGCACGAACTGCATTAGGATTAGGTGATGCTGCAACAATGACAAAAACCACCAGTAATACAGATGCAACTTTAGGGCGATCTTTAGCTGTTGGAAATTTTGGTATCGGGCGTGGAATTCGAGTTACAGACACAGATGCATCTGGAGATTTAAATAAGGTTATTACTCCTGGTTTTTATGGTAATGATACATTTGCGTCTGGAACATTGGCTTTAAATTTCCCAGTTGCAGGTCAAGTGGGGACATTGATTGTCACTGATATCAGTGGGACAAATAACTATAGAGCACAAATTTATATTCCGTTAACTGGTGGTTCAGTAAGTGGAAACTTTTACTTTCGATCGACTTCAGATTTAGGTGCGACTTGGAGTCCGTGGACACGTTTAATTAGTAGCAATTCATTAGATTATCAACGATTACTTAACAATGGTTTTGCTGCAAATAAAAACTTGGGGTCAACAGCATTATCCGGTTTTGATGCAGGTGGTTCATATATTGGGTTACAAAGTACTGGAGCTGGTGCTACCTCAGCTGGTGATTATCCTTTAGCCCAAGCTCAATACATTATTGGTATGAATGCTGGGAACACTGCAGAACACGCTGCACATTTAAGTATTGCAACTTCAGCAACCTATATCGGCTTTAGACGTAAATCATATCAAGGCGCTTATACACCGTGGTACGCATTGCGCGGAGAGCATAACACCACAGTCGATGCAAACGGATTTATCAAATCCGCTTCACCCGTTGCTAAACTCTTTGCTGATTCAATTGAGTTAAACGATGACGCACAAAAACAGCCAATTACTTTAGAAAAATTAGGTGTTGGTGATTATCTGATTAAAGGCTCATTAGGTTTTGCTCAAGAAGGTTGGTATATCGAAATGCCAAAGGATGCAAACGGTAACGTGTTGGTTGCTGTAGCTTATAAGCAACTTGAAAATAATGACATCTCAATTAAGACATACAAGAAGAAGTTTGATATTGAAACTGCTTCGATTGTTCCTGATCTTGAAAATCCTGTAGATATTCCTGAAGGTCGTAATATTGACATCCGTTTCCATGAAGAAATTGTATTAGAGGAGACACTACCAGATGACACTGAATAGTGATTTCCAGAAACTTTATGTAGACGGCCTTATAACATTGTATGAATTAGATGCCAGCAGCTTAGGTGCTGGCATTTTACGTTTCCATGGACATATTTCTTATGAAGACTGGGAAAAAATTTATGTCTCAGCGGATTTGACGAGCTGGAAAGCTGATACAGCAACAATCAAGGCTGATAAAGTTTTTAATATCGGCGATCAGAAAGTATGGATGCGAAATATTATTTGGCAAGGTCAAGTATTTGAGCCAATGGCGCTTGAAGTCTCTGGCCTTGAAATGCGTTCGGATGGTAAAGCTTCTGCACCGACTTTAAGTATGGCCAACAATATTAATGGAATTCAAAATGCTGTCTCTGCCTATTGTTTGCAATTTAAAGACTTTGCTGGTGCAAAACTTAAAGTCATTACCACGCTTGCTAAATATCTAGATGCCGAAAACTTCACGGCAGGTAATCCAACTGCTTCAAATGAGTTCAAGGAGCAGCTTTGGTTTATCGAGCAAAAAACATCCGAAAATGCCCAGCAAGTGACCTTTGAGCTTTCAAATCCAATTGATTTTGAAGGTTTGAAAATCCCAGTTCGTCAAATTACCTCATTATGCCACTGGTGCATGATGGGCAATTACCGTGGTGAGGAATGTGGATATACCGGAGCGGCAATGTTCACCGATAAAGATGAGCTTACTGATGATCCAGCTTTAGATCGATGCAGTGGGAGTTTACGTTCTTGTCGGTTACGGTTCGGTGAAAATAAACCGCTGCCTTTTGGTGGTTTCCCAGCTTCAAGTTTATTGTGAGGTTTTATGAAACTTACAGCAAAAACCAAAAAAGCAATCATGACCCATGCCGATGAATGCTATCCGCATGAATGCTGTGGGGTAATTGTTGGAAAAGAATATATCCGCTGCCGCAATGTTTCAGCTCAATCTGATCAGTTTGAAATCCATCCTGAAGATTTAGCTATGGCTGAAGATCAAGGCGAAATCTTAGCTTATGTGCATTCCCATCCAGATGGAACAACAAGAGCATCGGAACTCGATCTGATTCAGATTGAACTACATAAAAAGCCATGGGTAATTTGTTCATATCCGGATCTGGATTTTCAAATCTACGAGCCGTGTGATTATCGCGCCCCTTTAGTGGGGCGTAATTATTTTCATGGCTGGCAAGATTGCTATGCACTTATACGTGATTTTTATAGCCGTGAGTTAGGTGTGGAGCTGTTGGATTTTCAGAGAAAAGATGCTTGGTGGGAGGATAAATCCCATCCATCACTTTATCTTGAAAACTATGAAAAAGCAGGCTTCTATGAAGTAGATACACCACAATATGGCGATATGCTTGTTTGTCGTGTTGGGCGTACTGAGCATCCTAATCATGCGGTTGTTTGGCTGGGTGATAATGGTCAGCTTAAATCGGAGCAAACTGAGCAATGCATAGGTTCAAGTTTAATACTGCATCATCCGTATAACAGAAAGTCAGTACGCGAAATATATGGTCAACAATGGCTTGAACGTACTGTAAAAATCTTGAGGCATAGAGATGTTAAAAACAATTAAGTTGTACGGCATCTTGGGGCAAAAATTCGGTCGTGAATTTAAGCTCGATGTCGCAAATACACGTGAAGCCATGCGTGCATTATCTGTTCAGATCGCTGGCTTTGAACACTTTATGTTGCATGCACATGAGCAGGGCCTACGCTTTGCCGTATTTTTAAAATCAAAGAACTCAAGTAATAAGCGAGGCAAGAAACGCCCAGCAATTTACGATCATGAAACTAAGCGTCTAATCACTGGTGACAATATTGGTGAAGAACAGCTTGATATGAATACTGAAGCAGACACTATTCATATCGTCCCGCGTGTAATGGGGGCTGGTGGCAATAATGGGATTTTGCAACTTGTACTTGGTGCGATTCTGATAGCTGCTTCATTTATACCAGGTATTGGTCAGGCTGCTCAGGTTGCATTGATAGGTGCAGGTGCTGGCATGGCTATGGGAGGGGTTGCATCAATGCTCATGCCAAAAATTGATAATACTCAAGACCAAAACCAAGACGGCAATAGAGCAAATAAGGGCTTTGGCGGTGCAGTAACTACAGTTGCACAAGGTAATCCTGTTCCAATTCTTTATGGTCAACGGGAAATCGGCGGCTTCATTGTGAGCGCAGGTCAATATCCTGAAGATCAGATGTAAATTTTAATTATTTAACAGGCGCTTTCTAGCGCCTTTTTTATTGCGTGAGATTTCTTATGAATGCAGTAGTAGGCGCAAAAAAAGGCAGTAAAAAACAACGGCAACCTGTCATTTCACCAGATTCTGCTCAATCGAAAACCTTTATCAAGGTTCTATATGGTTTAGCTGAAGGCGAGATTGAAGGTTTAGCTAATGGGCTTCAGTCAATTTATTTAGAAGAAACTCCACTTCAGAATGCAGACGGAAGTCTTAACTTTGAAAATGTAAAAGTTGATTTTAGAAATGGTACTAATGATCAGGAATACATTGAGGGTTTTCCTGCAGTCGAAAGTGAAACTGCCATCGATGTGGAGTTAAAGTCTGAAACGCCATGGGTTCGAGCTTTTAGTAATCTTGATCTTGATGCAGTACGTTTACGTTTACGTTGGGGTCCACTACGCAACCAAGACCCAACAACGGGTGATGTTACTGGCTATACCATTGAATACGCGGTGGACTTGCAAACTGATGGCGGAGCATGGTCAGAAGTATTAAGAGCAAAAATTTCAGATAAAACATCTGATAATTATGAGCGTCCACATCGTATTGACTTACCCAAAGCCGATTCAGGCTGGCTGGTTCGTGTTCGCCGAATTACTCCCAACTCAACATCCGAATATATCAGCGACAAGATGTATGTATCTGCGGTAACAGAGGTAATTGATGCAAAATTACGTTATCCAAATACAGCATTATTGGGCCTCCAGTACGATGCTGAAACCTTTGGGAATGTTGCTAAAGTTGCAATGGATACGAAAGGTAGGATTATCAAGGTTCCCACAAACTACAATCCGGTTACACGTCAATATATAGGAATTTGGGACGGTACATTTAAAGAGGCATACACAAATAACCCGGCATGGATCTATTACGATATATGTACCGTAGACCGTTATGCTTTGGGTGACCGCTTAACCCCGTTAATGATTGATAAGTGGTCTTTATATCGTTTAGCCCAATACTGTGACCAAATGGTGCCGGATGGGTTGGGCGGTCAAGAACCAAGATTTACATGTAATGTTTATCTTCAGAGTGCTGAAGGTGCCTTTGAGATTTTAACTAAGTTAGCTGGTGTATTCCGTGCGATTTCATTCTGGGATGGGAATAGCATTATCTGCGATGCTGACATGCCACAGGACACGTACTTCACTTATACCCGCGCTAATGTAATTGATGGTGTATTTGAATACTCAGGTACACGTGCACGTGATCGTCATAATGTAGTAAAAGTGGCTTGGGATAACCCGGCTAATCACTATAAAACTGAATATGAGTTTGTACGTGATGAGAAAGCGATTGCTGAAGCGGGCCAAGTTCGTATTCTTGAGCTTGACGCATGGGGTTGTACATCACGTGGACAAGCACAACGTGCTGGGCAATGGGCATTAAAAACAGAACAAAAAGAAACACGCTCTGTTTCTTTTAAGGTTGGTCTGGATGGTCATATTCCATTGCCGGGGAAAGTAATTGAAGTTGCTGATCCTCTATTTGCAGGTCGTGCAAATGGTGGTCGTGTATCTGCTATTTCGGCAGATCGTAAAAGTATTACTTTGGACCGAGATAATGTGGTTGCAAAAGCTGGCGACCGACTCGTAATTAATGGTGAAAATGGCAAAGCCCAAACACGTATTGTTCAGTCAATAGCAGGTAGAGTTATTACAGTAACCACGGCTTTTGATGTGAATTCGATTGCTGTGCTAAACATTTGGGTTTTAGATGCTCAAGACTTGGCAACAATGAAGTTTCGGGTCATCTCTATTACTCAAGATGATAAACATCAATTTAGCATTACTGCTCTTCAATACAATCCTTCAAAGTTTGATGCAATCGACACTGGAGCACATTTTGAAGAAGCACCTATTTCAATTGTTAATCCTACTGTTCAGGATGCGGTTACAAACGTCACCATTACAAGTGAAAGCCGAGTAGATCAAGGTATTAATGTTGCCACAATGATTGTGTCATGGGCACAAGCCCGTGGAGCAGTTAAGTATCTGGTTGAGTGGCGTAAAGATGACGGGAGCTGGATTAAATTACCACTGACAGGCAATAACTCGGTAGAGGTACCAGGTATTTATGCGGGTCAATATCAGGCGCGTGTAACAGCAATTTCAGCATTTGAAATTTCTTCTTTACCGGCATACTCAGTTTTGACTGCATTGACTGGTAAGCAGGGGTTACCACCAAAATTAGCTTTTATCCGAGCGATTGGCACAATGTTCGGAATGAAAGTGGAATGGGGATTTCCTGCAACTGGCGCATTAGATACTGCATATACGGAAATTGAATATTCTACGACTTCCAATGGTGCCAATATTCAGCCTCTGGGTTCTTATGCTTATCCAACGACTTCACTACAGCAGCAGGGTTTGGCTGCTAATGTGACACTCTGGTATCGGGGGCGGTTGGTTGACCGGATCGGTAATAAAGGGGATTGGTCTAGTTGGGTTAGTGGCACTTCAACTGCACAGGCGAATGATATTCTTGATGCGCTTGATGGCTTAATTTCTGCAACGCAGTTAGATCAGGACTTAAGAGATACGATCAATAAGATTGATACGATTGAAGGTCTTGATGGAGATATCGGAAATTTAATTGACAAAGTTACTGCTCTTGAGGGTGAAATTGATTCTGCGAATGCAGCAATCGATGCTGAAACCCAGCAAAGAGTAAGTGATGTTTCTGGATTAAACGATAGCCTTACACAAGAAATTAGTGATCGAATTGCAGCAGATGCAGCTGAAGCACAAGCCCGTGCAGATGCAATTGCACAAGAATCTTTAGTACGGCAGGGTGAAGTTAAGCAAGTTTCTGATGCCGTTGCGAAAGAAACCAATGACCGCATTGCTGCAGTTAAAGGTGTCAGTGATGGTTTAACTCAAGAGATTCAGGCTAGAACTGATGGTGACCAGCAGATTCTTAATGCTGTCACTACCTATAAAGAAAGCACCGACACATCAATTGCAGCTGTTCAAGAATCGGTTGATATTGTTGCAGATGACTTACATGCTACAGCAACAAAACTTGATGGAGTTTATGCTCAAGTAACCCCACTTACAGCTGATCAGAACAACTGGACCGCAGATAATGGAAGTAACCAAGCTGCTGCTTGGACGATTCAGTCAGCATTTGCTGAAGGTGATTTAGCCCTTAGTAAGCGCATTGATGTCGTTAATGCTCAGGTAGGAAATAACCAAGCAGCTATTCAGCAAGAAGCCTTAGCAAGAGTCAATGGTGATAGCGCACTAAGCCAAAGAATTGATACTTTAAGTTCAGATTTTGGCAATAACAATGCTTCTGTTCAGCAAAAACTTATTGCTCTGGCTGATGCTGATGGTGCACAGGTTCAGGCACTGAATAATTACATTGCTTCCAATGACTTGGCTCTGGCTTCGGTTATAGACGATGTAACAGCAGTTGTAGATGATACTAGTGCAAATACACAAGCAATTGATGGATTAAGAGCCAGTGTAAAGGTTGCCACGGATGATGCTGGTAAAGCACTTGAAAATAGTGCTACTGCCATAAGCAAGGCTGATACAGCGGTGTCTCAGGCAGGTTCAGCTTCATCAATGGCACAGGAAGCAACAGCAACTGCGCAATCGGCAAGTTCAAAAGCAGATGGTGCTATTAATACAGCCAATACCGCTAGTAGTGATGCTGCAACTGCAAAAACCAATGCTGCAACTGCTTTAAGTAAAGCTCAAGCTGCTGCTGATGCTTCTAGTGCCAATGCATCATCTATTGATGAAATCAATGTTGCTTTAGAGGATAAAGCATCAACTGGTGCACTTGAAGAAGTTAAAGCGAGTGTTGAGGATATTGATGGCGTTGTTAAAGCTCAAACGCAGAAGCTTGATGGTGTTTATGCAAAAGTTACGCCATTAACTGCTGACCAAAACAACTGGACAGCTGATAGTGGTAGCAACCAAGCAGGGGCGTGGACAATTCAGTCTGCTTATGCTGATGGCGATTTAGCTTTAAGTAAGCGCATTGATACTGTTTCAGCTTCAGTTGGTGAAAACACTGCATTAATTCAAGAGGAAGCTACAGCAAGAGCGAATGGTGATGCTGCTACGGTACAAGCTTTAAATGTTTATAAAGCGAGTAACGATGCAGCTTTATCAGCAGTGAGTCAACGAGTTGATATTAATACCGCAGACAATGAGGCAACTGCTTTAAAGGTTGATGCGATTGATGTCAGGGTTAAAACAACAGAGGAGAAAACAGGGCAGGCTCTCGAAAATAGTGCCACAGCGGTAAGTAAATCTGAAGCAGCAGTTTCGGAAGCTGGGTCTGCTGTTACTGTAGCAAATCAGGCAAAAGCAACAGCTGGCACTGCAAGTAGTGATGCTGCAACAGCTAAGGCAAATGCAGCCACAGCACTATCACAAGCCAATGCAGCAGCAGATGCATCTAGTGCTGCAATTGAGCGTGTTGAGTCTGTAGAGGCTGAGCTTAGTGACAAGGCCTCAACAGGTTATGTGGATAGTGTGAAAGCTACCGTTGATGAGCAGGGTGATTTGATCAATGCAAATACTGAGCGATTAAGCGGAGTCTATGCAAAAGTTACCCCACTAACCGCAGATAGTACTTCACTAACTGCGGACAGCTCATCAACAGAGGCTGGCTCATGGTCATTACAGTCAGCAGCAGCTGAAGGTGACTTGGCTCTAAGTAAGCGGATTGATATTACTCAGGCTCAGATAGATGAAAATAAGGCAACTATTGCCTCTGAATCTACTGCGCGTGTAAATGCTGATAGCGCACTTGGGCAACGTATTGATACTGTTCAAACTCAGTTTGAAAGTAACAAAGCAACAGTTCAGAGCCAGATCAAAACGCTTACAGATAATCAGTCTTCACAAGCTACTCGAATTGATACTGTTCAAGCTTCTGCTTCATCTGCGAATGTAGCGGCGGGTAATGCACAAGCTACAGCCAACAGTGCACAACAGGCTGCACAAGCAGCCGCGACGGCAGCGGGTAATAAAGGGGAGGTAATTTTTGGATCAACAGTACCCGCAGCCGATAAACGCCTTGCACAAAATCTCTGGATTGATACAACAGGTGGCGCGAATACACCTAAGCGTTGGAATGGTTCAGCGTGGGTAACAGTAACTGATAAGGCAGCAACGGATGCGGCAGCGGCAGCTAATGCAGCTCAAAAAACTGCAAATGATGCTCTTGATAAAGCAAATCAGGCAAATGAAAACTTAGCCACTGTTCAACAGAAGGTAAATACCGTTTCTGATGCTCAAAGTGCTACAGCAGAAAAAGTTGATACTATTCAAACCACTGTTGATGGACATACAGCATCGATTCAGGAAGTGTCTGAAAGTGTAGATGGTGTCTATGCTGAGCAGTTTATGAAGTTTGATGTGAACGGTCATGTTTCTGGCCATGGTTCAATGAACGATGGTACAACATCAACATTCATCTTTAACTATGATGCTATTCAGTTCGGTACACCAACTGGTGTTGACGGAATAACACCAAAACCACTTATGACATTGCAGAATTCACCTGTAACGCTACCCAACGGTACCGTAGTTCCACGAGGTCTGTACGTTGATACTGGTAATTTTGGTTATATCAATGCGAATCGAATTTGGGCAGAAAACTTAAGTGTTATTAGTGCGGACTTGGGAACAATTAAAGTCAAAACTGCGAATATTGAAGATGGCGCAATTGATACTCTAAAGATCAAGGATGAGGCTGTAACTGTACCGATAGGAGTTAAAGCAATTGATATCAAAACTATCAATAGTTTTTCAGGAGGATCAACTGGTGGGTTGCCTAATAATGATTTTAATAACCACCTATCAGCGTGGGAAAATCATATAGGTACACTTTTACAAGTAACGTTAAATAGAAGTGGTGGAAAAGTTAGACTTGATGCCTCAGTAAATATTTGCACCCCAACCTTCGGGGCATTTAGTGTAAGTGACGGACGAGGTAATCCAATTGCAGCTAACGATAGGGCAATGGCTTCCTTTTATATTTCAATATATAAAAATGGGTCTTTAATTGGCAGAGGCTCTCTGGGCGCGAATATTGAGACTGGTAATATTAACGTTAATTTTAATGGTACAGCGGTTATCGTTTCAGCTATTGATGATAACAGTACTATTGGCAATGTTACCTACACACTTAAAGCAGGATTTGCTCGACAGGAGGGCGTTAATATCCCATTAAATGTGGAATCAAGAAGCAACTTTATGATTACTTCAAGAACATTAAGTGTAATTGAAATGAAGAAATAACAGCACCCAAACGGGTGCTTTTTTATTGCCTATTTCTGGAGAAATAAAATGTCTGAAACCCAGTCTGCACTTGAAGCTAGTGCAGCAACATTAACATCAAAAGTAACAGCAACTAGCGGTGTGGGGTCATTTATCGGATTTGCAGCAAAGATCGATGTTATTGCATGGGGTGGTTTAGTAATCGCTGCACTTGGTTTGGCTGTACAGCTTTATTTTGCTTGGGCGCGTAATCGCCGTGAGAAGGTAGAGCATAAGTTACGAAAGGCAGAGTACGAGCTACGTATTAAAAAGTTAAAAGGTGACTGTAATGTCAAACAAGACTAAATATATTGCAGCAGTCTTAGCAGCTTCGGCTGCTTTTTTTGTGGGCGTAAAAAACGATGAAGGGTTTACATCAAAACCAGTGGTTCCAGTCAAAGGGGATCGTCCGACACAGGGCTATGGTTCAACATTCAAGCCAGATGGCTCACCCGTAAAAATGACAGATCCACCAATTACACGTGCGACCGCAGATAAGTGGTTGCGAAATGATGTGGCCAAGCGTGAAGTCGCGTTTAAAGATTCATTGAAGGGCGTGAAATTATCACAAACTGAATATGACCTTTACTTGGATTTTTCATATCAGTACGGGGTACCAACATTCGCAAAATCATCAATGCTTAAACACTTGAAAGCTGGTCAATATAAAGCGGCTTGCGACTCATTACTTAAATATAAGTACGTTGCAAAGCGCGATTGCTCTATTCGTAAAAATGGATGCTATGGCGTCTGGACTAGACAGCTTGAAAGACATGCTAAATGTATAGGAGCGCAGTGATGTGGATTGTATTTGCTGCTAAATATTGGCGAGAAATCATTATTGTGTTTCTCGCTTTTTTATTGGCCATATCTTTGGCCGTACTCAATTACAAAACTGGTCAGCTAAAAGAAGCTGAACAAAAGTGTCAATCTCAGATCCAAGAGATTGAGCGCAAGAATTTGAAAGCTCTTGCAGAAAAGCAAAATCAGATCAATAAAGTGAGCGCAGACTATGAGCAAGTCAAAGCAGAGCAAAACACTAAAGTCGAATATATTGAGCGTGAAGTGCAAAAGATCGTGGAGCGTCCTGTTTATAAGTCTAGCTGTGTTGATGATGCTGGGGTGCAGCAACTCAATGAACTCATTAAAGCCGGTAATACCAGTTAATCTTATTCAACCATGCCCAAATCTAAATGAATTGGCGGGAACAACGGGCAAAGACTTAATGATCTGGTCAGTTGATACAGTTGCAAAATATAATGACTGCAAAGCAAGACACGGTGCGCTTGTGAAGACTCTTGAGTAAGAGCCTTTATTAATGTGCAATTATTTGCTCAATAATCTGGATAATTGCACATTTTGAGCAAAATTATTCTCAACTGTATTCTCTCGAGGTTTTATCATGCAGCAATTAATGATCATGGTTTATGAAGCAGGCAAGGTTGAGCATACATGCAACTTGCTTGCTGACATAAACAAAAACGGTGAAGTAACCAAGCTCTATGATTATAACGGCAATGAATTAAAAATTAATTTCTTGCGTGATGAGGTCTATTATAAAAAAACTTGGTGGCAATTTACCAAGAAACAAGATATTTAAAATAAAGCCCCTAAGTAGGGGCTTCTTATTATGCAGCGTTTAGCATTTTTGCAATTTCGGATGCGGTCGGATTGTAGTAAGTATTTACCAGTACACTAATAGTTTTGTGCCCCGTAATTTTAGCAAGAATCTCAACAGGCAAACGATAGTCATGAACAAAGCGTGTGATTGCTTCATGTCTTGAATCATGGAAAGTAATCACACCATCTAAACCAACACGGCGCAAATTGCGCTGCCAAATAAGTCTAAATGCGTTTGATGTTAAGGGCACCATACGACTATCGTTTGGATCATCTGGCAACCAAGAAAGCATTTCTTTTGCTTTAGCTGTTAGAGGTACGTCACGGGACGAGCCATTTTTGGTGTCTAATAATCGGATAAAGTCGGTAAAGATTAGTGACTTTTGTACGCTTAGAATTTCGCCTTTGCGCATTGCGGTTTCAAGTGCGAACAGAAACGACCATGCTACACGGTGTCTCGGCTGTGTTGGAGTTTTACCCCATTCATAATCCAAGCCTTTAATTACTTTATTAATGTGGTCATCGCTAATACGTTGGTGTCTTGGCGGTGGTGCTGAAGGTTTTGTAATTTCTTTGAATGGATTTTCTTTAGTTAAAAATAGTTCTTTTCTTGCAAAGTCAAAAACTGAACTATACATAGCCATTTCTCGAATGACTGTTGCACCTTTAACTTGTTTTAGGCGCTTATCACGCCATTGCTTGACTAGGGCAGGAGTTAGGTTGTGTATAGATTCATCTGCAAGTTCGCCCCAATTTTTCTTTAAGCATTTAAGCATTTGCACAATTAAACGGGCGCTTTTCATTTTGCGACCTTCATCTTGATAATACTTATCAAAAAGGGCTTGAAAAGAAATATGGATTTTTTCAGGTTCTGATGTTGGTTGTTCAGACTGTAATTCTAATAGTTTGGTTGCTGCCCACTGTTCACACTCACTTGCTGTGTCACGAGTGGCAGCGTAGCGCTTGCCCTTAAAACGAACTTCAATACGCCAAGCGTTGCCGCGACGGGTCGGTTTCTGCATTTTTAACACTCCAAATTTCATGGTGGCGCACTGCCGACAAAAATTGAAGATGTACAAATGACACCCACTTTTTTGGCGGCGGCACGGAAATATAAAGCGTTTTTTAATGTGAAATATGGATATTTTGAATATCCATAGCTGACCTATCGACAATAAAAAACAAGCCAAAAGGTTACTGGAACCTTTCAGCTTATTGATTTTTAACAACAAATTTTGGAGCGGGAAACGAGACTCGAACTCGCGACCCCAACCTTGGCAAGGTTATGCTCTACCAACTGAGCTATTCCCGCAATGTGAGCACATTATAGAGTGTTTCATTAAAGTGTCAACACTCTTGTGATCTAATTGAACGTTTAATCAGCACGACGCCAAACTGTACCTTGACGTGTATCTTCAAGAACTACGCCTTGCTCAAGTAAAGACTGACGAATACTATCTGCTTTCGCAAAGTCTTTTGCTTTTTTCGCATCAACACGTTGTTGAATGAAATTTTCAATTTCAGCATCAGACAAAGCAAGTGCATCTTGTCCAATATCTGATTTTAAGAAATCGTCTACATTGTGTTGTACCAAACCTAAAATGTTGGTGAGGTGACGTAATGTCGAATAAAGCACAGTCGCTTGGTCAGCTTGCTCTTCTTTTACAGCACGGTTTAACTCTTTGTTCAGTTCAAACAATACAGCCATTGCTTCGGCAGTATTGAAATCGTCACACATTGCATTGTTAAAGCGTTCAATAAAGCTTTGATCAAGCGCTTCAGTTGTCGTTTGACCGTACACTTGTTGATAAGCTTTAAATGAATGATAGAAACGAGTTAAAGAAGTTTTTGCCTCTTTAAGTGCTACATCAGAGAAGTTCACAGGGCTACGATAGTGTGAAGACACAATAAAGTAGCGGATCACTTCAGGGTGGAATTTCTCCATTACGTCACGAATCGTAAAGAAGTTGCCTAAAGACTTAGACATCTTTTCACCATCAACGTTAATAAATCCAACATGCATCCAGTAGTTTACATATTGCTCACCAGTCGAAGCTTCACTTTGCGCAATTTCATTTTCATGGTGCGGGAACATTAAATCTGAACCGCCACCATGAATGTCAAAGTGATTGCCTAGGCAGCAAGTCGACATTGCAGAACATTCAATGTGCCAACCCGGACGGCCATTACCCCAAGGGGATGCCCAAGATGGTTCATTTTCTTTTGCATGTTTCCAAAGCACAAAGTCAAAAGGATGTTTCTTTTCAACTTCTACATCAACACGCTCACTTGCGCCTGCTTGCATATCATCAAGCTTACGGCCAGAGAGGCGACCATATTTTTCAAATTTGGTGACTTCAAAATATACATCACCGTTTGAAGCAGGGTAAGCAGCGCCTTTATTCACCAGATTACCAATCATATTTTGCATCTGGTCAATATATTCAGTCGCTTTAGGTGCTTCATCTGGTGCTAAACAGCCTAAGTTCGCTGCATCTTCATTCATGGCGTCGATGAAACGCGTGGTGAGCTGTTGGATTGTTTCATCATTCTCATTCGCACGTTTGATGATTTTGTCGTCAATATCGGTAATGTTGCGAATGTAGCGGACTTTCCAGCCTTGACTACGCAAAAAACGGATAATGTAGTCAAATGCAACCATAACTCGAGCATGCCCGATATGACAGTAGTCGTAAACGGTCATACCGCAGACATACATATCGATGTGACCTTCTTTGCGAGGTACAAATTCAACTTTTTTTCGTTGCTCAGAGTTATATAAAACAAACGGTTGCAT